TTGTTAAAGACTGCTCTAGAAGCATCTTCAAATTTAGTTCTTAACTGACACTCTTCATCATGATAAAAACTAATAGTATAGCCTCCAGCTGTAGGGTAAGTAGATCTACCAGGTACTTGAAACTCTTGTCCAAAATAGTTTACCGTTTTACTGTCGATGTTTCGTCCTGGTAGAGTTGCAGTCTTAGCATAAACTAAGTCGTCATTACCTATTAACTCGATTCCTCCAGCTAGCGATATGTTTCTAACTCGAAATAGAAAATCTCTTGAAAATTGATTTTCAGCTGCTCTAGTAAAGAAGTTTTGAATTGTAGTTGCCATAATATTATTTAATTGTTCTTATTGTTTAACCGCTAATTAACTCTTGGAAATTAGCATCTGTTCTAGTAGCGTAGAAGTTAACTAAGATAAACTCTGCTGTTCTCGTTGGCTTAAGGTAAATATCTACCACAAGCTCATTAGCATCGATAACTGCTGGAGTATTGTTTCTTTCGTCGCATACAATCAAGTAATCAAATAATCCTTCATTGTTCTTCGCTCTTTCAAACAGAGGTGTTAAAGCATTTACTAATCTAGTTCTAGTAAACTCTGAGTTTTGCTCAAATACAAACTGACGNGCTAACTGCTTAGTAGGTCTNTCTAATGATAAGAATAATCTTCTAACGTTAATTCTATCNAATGCACTTGGTCTCTTCTGTAAAGTTTTCTGACCGAATATTACGATTCCCGATCCTGGGAATTGAGCTATTGGGTTAATATTAGCTTTGTAAAATTCATCACGCTGCTTTTGATTAGGATTAACTGCAATATCATTAGCAAATGAAACTAACCCTCTAGTAAAGCCTGCTGGTGCAAACCATGGGAATGCGATTGCATCTGTTCTAGCCATTGCAGCTGCAGCAAATCCAGATGATGGAACCCAGCATTGCTTACCAGCATAACTATCATTAACTGCCATCCAGTTACCATACACAGTTGCGTAAGAAGTATTTTCGTTCTCAAACTGATGTCTGATTGGCCAGTAAATTTCAGTTTGGAAGTTTTTAGTCTTATCAGATAGCGGCTTAGTATTCTCACCTTTAATTACAATTTGTCTAATAGGATCAGCTATAAAAATACAATCACCTCTATCACCGCCTTCATATGGAGGCTTAACAAACTTCTCAAACTTATTAAAGATAGTAGAGTAGTCATTTCTTAATTTAACTGATGCTGGAAATGTTACTTCACTTGAAGTTCTTAATCCTTGTACAGCTCCACTAATTGCTGCGCTATAAGAAACATCATCATAATAAGAAGCAGTACCAGCAGCACTGGTTACAGCGTGAATAGTACCTAAACCAGCTTCAGCTACAATATCTATATTATAAACTTCGTCGTTCTTAATATTATCAAGCGACCTTTCAAGCTTAGATGGAATATCACCAAGAAGTTTTTCGGTTACTTTCTGATTAGTAAATTGACCAAGAGGGAATAACGCGTCTGTATCACCAAAGGCTGTAGCTCCTGGAACTGGCGTAGCAGATAAGAATGCTTGGGCTAATGTACTTTTAGTTTGAAATACCTTGGTCACATTACCTACATCATTAAGACCTTTATCTCCTGTTAACCTACCTGAAATATTGTCATTAATTAATACTTTAATGTTTTGTGAATTATCAGAAGCATTTTCAATAAATGCTGAAACATCAGCTCCACCATTTGGATTAAGTTGAGTTCTGTTAGCATTTAAAGAACCAGAAACTATATCAGTTAAAACGTAATCAAGCTTAGTAGCTTCATTTGCGTAAATTGATTTACGTAATTTGAATACTCCTATTTGTAAGTAGTCGTCGTATGTATTACCATCTATATCGTAATCCGTTAGATTTTCCATTACACGGGATATACTTTGACCTGAACCATCAGTAGCAGATGAAGTTAGATCGAATGTTAATGTACCAGTAGGTATAGTAGTTCTAGCTCCAGCTCCTGCACCTCCAGAAAGAAATAGCCTACCTGCTTCACCAGTTATTGCTTCAATACTTCCAATAGCTGTAAAATCATCTGCTGGATTTTGTTTATTGTTTAACAAGCCAACATATGTACCTTCAAATGCTTGATTGTTGGCTAATTGAGTTTTATTTAAAATAATAATACCAGCTTTACCAATATTAGCTACATTTGTAATGTTATTAGAGTTAAGAGAAGCTGTATCTTCCCATGTATAACCAGATCCATCAAGTATACCTAAATACTGAGCCTCAGTTAATTCAAAATGAACTGGAGCACCGGCGACATATACTGCTGAACTACTTTGAGAAAGTGTCTGGGGGTTGTTAGTAGCTTTTCCAGGAGTAAACGCTTGAACTGGGTAAGCTAATGCTGAATACTTAGATCCGAATCCATCTCCTGTGCCTACACCATATGGCAGTCTACCAGCGTAAACAGTAGCAGGTGAATTAAGTAATTCAGATATAGTATAATGAAAGTATTTTTCTGCTGCAGTAGTAGGTGGTCCGTATATTTGAACCAATTCTTGCTTGGTGGTTATAAGTAAGACTTCATCAACAGGTCCTTGCTGAGCGAAACCAGTAACATATACGTTAGTTCCAGCAGCTGTGGGGGTTGTAAAGGAAAGATCAGATTCTCTTATTTCTACTCCAGGTGAGTTAATAGTACGCTGTGCCATAAAATTATTTATCCTATTTCAGTTTAATTATTTCAAAAATCGATAACTTCTGTATGTAATTGTGAATAAACAAATGTAAATCCGGAAGTTATCTCATCTGCATCAGTATAACTGTAATTAATAGCGTCTACAGATGTAGGAAACGCCTTAGTATATGTAAATTTTATACGGTTATTATTGAATTCATCTTTACCAAAAATGGTCAAATCTGTTTGATAGTCTTGAAAATCAGGATTATTTTCGTTTATCTCACGAGCATTATACCTTCCTTCATATTGATCATGTAGTAAATTTAGCCAAGAATAAATTGCATAGTAATTTTTATATTCATTATCTACCTTAAACCCTATAGTTACTGGAGGGTAAGCGCTTTTAGAATGAGATGATAAATACAAAGTACTGCCTGCATATCTATTCTCTACTGCAGGGACGCTAATTTCTGGTACCGCGGCACCAAATATAGAGAATTGTACAGAGTCAGGAATTAAAGTAGTATTAGATTGCTTAAATTTTTTACTAAACTGTTTTAAGATCGGTGGTACATCGAAAACTAATAAAAACTTATCAGCTCTTGATTTGTTCAGCATTGATTGCTGCATAGTATTCCTTGCCATGTATATATTTATAGCTGCTTCGGTATACCCGCTTGCCAATTATCTTGAGGGTCTTCGCCCAAAAACATAAATCCTGCTGATCTTAAATCATCCATATCATCTGTTACCTCTTCACCCATACCAAATACTACTGCTGATACATTATTAGATCCTATACCTGTAATCTCTTCATCAAGATATATAGAGGTAGGATCTTCAAAATATTGAATACCGAAGTCCATAGGCTCAATAACTGAAGGTTTGCCCATATCATCTACTTCTACAATATCAAAGAATCTTTCAGTAATCTCTTTCTCAAGAATAAACAAACCATATAACATAGCCATCACTCTATCGTCATGAAAACCAGCTCTAGCTTTCCAAGTACCATTAGGGTAACGAACAAAATTTCTTAGTTCAGTTACCGTATCTTCTTCTCTTACAGTTACTACTCTTACTTCATTCATAAAGTATCTCATATTAAGAACGCCTTTATATTTTGAATTTGTATGAGCTATCATGCCTCTCATTACATTTCTTCTATGAGCATTTTTATTACCATAAGATACTATCTTATCGTAGCTTAAATCTTCTGCTAGTCTATCCACCACTTGTGCGCCACAATTGTTTCTCTCTATGAGAGCTAAGGGAGACCCCCAGTTACGTAAAATTTTGTATAATCTATTAGTAAACTCTAAAGGCGGGATCTTATTGTTTCTATAGACAGCTACTTGCTTTATATCTTTAATATCAGTTATGTCTAAAATCTGAATAACAGATGAATCAATACCAACCCCTTCAGATATATCTACGCCCGCCACATATACTTTACTCTCATCTGGCTCTTCCCATATTTTATAATGACCTTCGTCTAATATTATTTTAGGTTCAGTTACCTTTGACATCATCTCCTCAAATAGGTCATCATCAAGAGTGGATTCACCTGAATGTATAAACTCACATTCAAATTCTTGTAACCAAGCTTCTGATGATCCAATCGCTGTTTTAGTGGCTTGAGCCCATTCCTGATCTCTTCCTGGTACTTCATCCCATTTTATCTTATCATGAGCCCATCCATTATCACCTTCTATAGCACCTGTGTAGAGTTTATAGAATAAGTTAGCTGTACCGTTAGAAGTAGAACAAACAAATACTTTAGATTTTTTAGAAGAAGTAATAATAGGAAAGACTGACTTCCAGAACTCTTCTACTAAATGAGGTTCAATGAATGCCATCTCATCAATAACTAGACAGTTAACAGATTGACCACGTGCAGCTGTGCCAGTTGTAGTTGTAATACCTATACGACTACCGTTCTCTAAAGTCATAGACGTCTTAGCATATTCCTTTACAGGAGGCTTTAACCAGTTAGGAAGCTCTTCATATGCCATTCTAACCCTCTGAAATATCTCAATAGCAGTAGCCTCTTTGTTCGCTACTAAGAGTATACGTTGATCATTATTAAAGCATGCTTGCCACAGAATATAGATAGTCATCATAGTAGACTTACCTATCTGTCTTGAAGCTAATAAACAAAAGAAGCGATTATCTCTCATCTTTCTTAAAGCTCTCTTCTGAGCCTTATAAAGCTGAATCTTTTCTTTACCTCGATCTAGGTTAATAATATGAAAGAAGTTTTCTGCAAAGTACAATATATTACTACTTGCTTTTTTAAGGTCTTTTACTTGTTCTTTAGTATATTCACCCTTCCAATTAACGTTGGGTAAATTTTTATTACCCATATAGAACATATTATCTTGTCTAGCCACAGAAATATTTAGTAAGGAGCATAAATAATTACATGTCAAAA